CCGCCAACGGTAAATCCATTGCTATTGAATGAAGTTAAGCTTGCAACATCAGTTGTTGTTGTCCCGGATGAATTGGACGCAACATATTTTGTAGCCCCTCGGACTGTGTCAAACAAAGCATTGGTAAAGCTATCAGTCCTATCTTTCAGCCAAACCATACCGCCGCCGCCAGATAAGTTAATATTGTTAGTAACCGTTTGGGATGCACCGTTAAAAAGATAGGTAGAAAACACATTCTCAATATAAACAGGAACTGCGTTTGATTTCCCCGTTGTAAAACCAAATGCCTGAGCTGATGCAGCACCTCTAGTAAGTAGCATTGGCATGTTATTGGTCCTTTTCTTTTATTGCTTGTAAAGTACAAACGTATTTGTACCCGTCTTTGTCAATTGATACGTAGCCGTTGCGGATGCAGCAATTGTTAAATCACCTGCTACACCACCGTTAGTAATACCCGTAGCCACCGCAACTGTGATGGCGTTGGTGGCACCTGTATTTTTAATTGTAAACTGAATGGTTTCGTTTGTAGCTAACGTAGTCGCTGCTAAACCAGTCCCCGCCGTGTCAAGAACTGTTCCTGTAGGCATGGTCATCGTAACCGCAGCCGCCGTCGTAGACGTAATGATGCCGCCCTGAAGCTGCGCGACTGTTAGGGTCGCCGTGGCGTTAACGGCGTTAGCAACCCTTTTAAAGAAATACGCGCCTGAAGTATCATAACGTGCCACTTCTGCCTGTGAAGCTACTTTAAACTGTATAGAATCCGTAGTACCCGCGCCTGATGTAGATTCAAGCGTTAAGGTAGAAGATGCTGTTGTTCCGCCGATAACTAATGGTGAGGCAACGGAAGTGGCTGCAGTTAAACCGCCAGTGGATGCTATAGAAACACTTGATGTACCACTACCATTTACAAAAAAATTAATGCCGCCTGTTGATCCAGCAATAATATCTAAAGAACTAGAAGAAACTCCAAATCCATATACAACTGAAGCACTATCATATAAACGTATTTTGTTTGCAGTTCCGGCAGTTCCTAAGGTAGTTGGAGTAATTACTAACGATGCACCGGGTGAAGTTGTCCCAATTCCAACAAAACCGGAATTAAGAATACGCAATGCGGATGCAAGGGTGTTGGCGGTAGATCCCGTTGTTCCAACAGCAGCAACTTGAAAGTCAATATAGCCTGAGCCACCTGTGCCTGTACCGTTACCTGAATATAGCGATAAGTTACCGCCAGTAATGTTAGTTCCCGTGCCATTCGGTGAACGTAAAACAATGCCCACTGGGGTGGCAGAAGCATCGCCTGAACCAATAATAATATTACCAGTAGAAACACTGGCTAAAGAAATCGTTCCAGAACCTTTAGCATTTAACGTAAGGTTTTCATTTGCTCCTGAAGAAAGGGCAGAAAGGGCAACGCCGCTACCAGCAGCAGCAGATTTTACGTTAAACCCAGTAGCTGCTGAAGTGGTTGAAGCGTCCACGTTAAAGGTAGGGTTTGTCGTTCCCGCAGGGCCAACAGCCAAAGCATTGGCCGAAGTAGATGTAATCGTTACAGCGCCCAAAGATGGAGTGCTTGACCATGATGGCGCAGCACCTGTATTACCTATAAGAACTTGTCCTGTAGTGCCTGCTGCCGTAACACCCAATGCACTTGTTGTGTTGCCGTATAAAACACCGTTAGCAGTAAATGTCGTAGCGCCAGTACCGCCGCCATTGACTTGCAATGTTCCCCATGTTGGTTGCGCCGCATTGCCGCCAGAAATAAATGCTTGACCGGAAGTACCATAATTGACCGTAGCAGCGGCAACAGAGCCGATACCCCACGCACCAGATGTATTGATCGCAAACTGGCCAGAACCGTTTGTGTAAAATGAAAGCGGTAAATAAGTTCCAGTTCCATTAATACCTGAAACTAGCTGAACATCAGTAGTGCCGTTTGTGGCAATTAAAATTTTAGACGCATTCGTCGGGGTCGAGTTGTTGGTTGCTTGCCAAGAAGCCGCCGTCGATGTTCCATTCGGCAATGCATAAATGCCAGTTGTGCTATTAGCAGTGCTGGTTTGGAAAGATAAGCGACTTGTCAGCGTGGCATTGGTAAAGTCTGCTTGGAATAGGTTGCCCGTAGACGGAAGCGTAATAGTATCCGTTGTTGCGCCGTTAACAACAAAGCGAATTGCATTGGATGTTGTCGTTCCAACGACCAAATCAGCCGTAGTAGACGTTAAAAATACGTTATTTGCGCCGTTTAGCGAACCAGTTCCGGTAAAACCGGAAGAGTTCATGCCGAAATCGCCGTAATAAGTTGTAGAAGTTGTATTGTTATTGCCGACAATAACGTCAGTAGATGCTGTCGTGCCGCTGCTGCTATTGTGTAACAGCAATTGGGAATAGCTATTTACGCTTGTCTGGTATGAGGCGAATATATTGGTGTCAGAATAAGGCAATGTGCCATAAGCATATGCGCCTTGGCTCAATGATCCACTAATTGTGCCATTGGCAATATAAAATGGAGCAGTTGTTGTCCCACTAAGTGTGGAGTTGCCCGAGGCATCAATTAAAAAACGCTGAACGCTGTTTGTACTAAGCGCAATCTGATTCGTTGCAGGGCTATAAATACCCGCAGCCGTTGGCACCGTTCCAAATGCTACTGAAACAACACCTGCCGTAGCCGCTGTCGGTGTTAAACCAGTTGTACCAAATGCGACGCTATCCACACCCGCTGTGACAGGAATTGTTGGCTGCCATGTCGGGGCTGAGCCGGGACTTCCAACTAAAACATAATTGGCGCCCGCTGGCTGGGAAATAGACCCAATTGGAGCAGTACCATTGCCGTATAATAGTCCATAAGCAGGTAATGTGTTGTCACCAGTGCCGCCATTACCAACTGTAAGCGGCGTGCTTGTGCCGAGGCCAGAAACAGCCAAGCTAACAATCTGGCCCGTAGTAATTTGTACAGAAGTTCCGTTTTGGACGCCTAAAAGAGGCTCCGTGCCAAGAAGCCCAATTACCGTAGGAAGATTGGTTAAGGTCGTACTAGCCATTATTAAGCCCCGGTAATCGGTATCTGATTATAATCATACGGAATGCCAGCAAGAGCCGTGACCATTAAAGTAGATCCCTGCAAAAGCCCGCCAGCAGGTATAGCATTGTTTACTTGATAGGTGAAGACAGTAGCCGTTGTTACCGTGACGCTATACGTGCCATCCGCGTTGTTATTAGACAATCCTTGGACAGCAATTTGGTCATTTGTGGAAAGGCCGTGAGCAGATGAGAAAGTAACAGTGATTGTGCTAGTGCTTGAGTAAATAGTTGTAGATGAAACCGTTTGTAAAACAGACACTGCGTAAGTGCCAGTTCCACCACTGCCAGATATAAAACCAACAATTACCGTATTAGCTTTAACACCCGTGCCAGTAACAAACGACCCAATAGCCAAGCTTCCAGAAGTAACCGCCGTAATGGTTAGCGTCGTACCGGATATAGATCCAGTGCCGCTAAACCCATTGCCCAAGGTATTAAGGCCGTTTGATGTTACCGATAATGGGTTGAGCTTTACACGGTAAGTTTGGCTGTTAATCAACGGCATAACAGCATTCTGATTTAAATCCGTTGGATTGCCAAGCACTTGCGCCGTAACACTTGTGCCGTCTTGTGTAATAATATTAACAGGACTGTAGATTTTTAGCCCTGTAGTTGGGTCAATTGAGTATGTTCCATTCTCAACAATGAAATCAGTCTCAGCTTCCGTAAACCCTTCCGTGCGCGGGTTCATAATAGGAACTGGATCTGCAGGCAGCACAATTGCGCGTAATTGGTTTTGCGGCAAATCATTGCAAGGACGACATACAAGAATGCGCTTATTGATTAGGGATGCGCCGCCCCAATCAAACTGCCAAGCTAAATCTGCGTGGTTGTAGGTAAAACCGCAACGATCACAAATAGCTAATGCTAATGGATTTTTGGAACTTACCCTAGCGCGACCAACTTTTGAGGCATAACCCATTTACGCCCCCTTAATTGCGCCAATACCCAGAAACTTGAGGGCTGACATACATCGACACGTATTCTGTGTCTTGTTGAGCGGCAATTGCATACGACTCATCAGCTTCAGCTTTAAGCATCTGCACTAATGACGGATTCCAGACCCGGGCCAGACGATACGCTAATCCGTTAGCAAATGCCTCAAGCCAACGGTAGGGTATGTCAACCGTTTGGCCACTCGTGTAGTTGCTATCCTGAACCTGAGTTACAGCATAATAAGACAGCGTGGACGGCCCATTAGATGTATTAGGCACAGGCCAAAGCGTAAGGGTTGGGCTAATCAGGCGATCAAACCAATAGATCGTCGGGAATCCTTGCTGCGTCTTGTTAGGATAAGAAGCATATTCCGTGCGGCTGACTGGCAAAATAATGCGGTCTATGTTCTGTCCGCTATTATTTGTCGTGACATATGCATCCAAAACCATAACTACGCTTGGATCAACGCTATACGTAGATGTTCCTGTAACCAAGTTGACAGTTACAAGCTCCACTTTCCATAGGTTAACGCCTTGGTTAGCCCAACGCGACAACATTAAGTTAGTCGCCATACGGGCTGATTCCATATGCTCTTGAGCAATGGCCGTGTTCCTAACCCCAGCCAAATTGAAGGCGTATAAGGTCAGTTCGCCTAAGCTAGGGTTAAAGTTATACGTGCCGCTCGTCGTCATAACGACTCCCTATCAGAAGTTCGTGTTGGTAGCGTCAGCGATAAGATAACCACCTGCAAAGATTGAACCAACAAATGGACCGCCTGTGTTAGACTTCATTTGGTACTGAATGTCCGTACCACCGGGATGACCGACAGGCACCGTGTATGGAATATTAAAAATCTGCACAAACGGCGACTGCGACAACAATGTCGTATTGCCATTCAACGTGTAATTGTACCCATTTTCTTGGGAGGTGGCGGCAAGATTGAATTTATTATATTCAGCAAAAATCATGTAGTTGCTGGATGTAAACCCAATACTTGCGTTGCCCTGAACATATGACAGATAAAATGTATAACCTTTTGGCACTGTGTAAAGCGACATCTGTGTCTGCCCAACACCTGCGTTGATCTGGGCATAAAGAACGGTAGCAATTTTGCCCGTAATGTTTCCAGCATTGATGCCGTTCGTTACAAACATACCATTAATGCGGAAAAATGAATTGGTCGTTGTTGCCGTACCAGAACCGTTTAGCGTTACTGATTCAGACAAAAGGTTGTAGCTTGAATCTAACCCATTAACCTGAACAATTAGACCAGCATCTGTCGCGCCAGATGCGCTTAAAAGCACTACAACACCAGCGGAAGATGGGTATGTGTAATTGCCGCCGGATTGCGATAGCCCTTCCCACAAAGGTCCAAGGGCAGTGCCTGCAACTTGAGTGCTGTAACCAAAAATTTCTACGGGCTGATGGTTGGTGATTAGTCCACGACCTACCTGTAACTCAAACGGCTCGTGCTTGCCGTTTTTAGTAATGGAATCCCAAATGACGCCAGATTGAGAAAACGTACCCATAATTACTTGCCTTTCTTGCGAGATACCGCAGCATTATCTACCAAATTAGGGTATGGCCTGCCAGCAGCTCTTGCTCTAGCTTTAGCACTTTGTTCCTGTTTATGCGACAAGTGCTTTGTGTGGTGGTCTTTGGGCAACTTAGTTTCCCAAAATGGCTTATCAGTCACTGGAAAACCTCATACAAATCTAATCCACTATGGACTTTAACATAATCCGCAGCTTCTTGCTTGTTTTTTGACGCCAAAAGATAAATTCTAGCATATTCCAATAAATCTGGGTCATCTCTAAAATGGCCCAAACCTCTATTGCATTTATCACATAACATACCGCGAATTTCATTTGTTACATGATCATGGTCAACAACAAGTTTATCTTGTTCACCACAAATAGTGCATTCAATAGTTGATGAAATAAGAAATTTTAATTCTTGATCTGACATCATGTCGCGATATTTACCACGGCGTATTTCAGACCTATAAGAATTACGGCAATCCCTGCACCAACTATCTAATCCATTACGTTTTTTGTTGTGAAGCGGGAAAAACTCAGACGTTTCTGGCTTTTCACATTTACAACGAGTACACGTTAGCATTTTACGCCCCATTTTTTTAAAGCAAGATTAATCCTGCTATTGGGGTCATGAGCAGTCTTGGGGGACGTTAACTTCTCTTTCATCCCGCACATTCTTGCCCTAAAATTCTCATGACGAGGATTATCTTTATCCTTCGTTGGCGCCTTAAGATTATGGCCTTCTGCACGGGCAGAAGCGCGCCCCTTGGCGTTTAACCCACCAGATGGTGATTTACCTTCAGATCGCGTCCATGCTGCAGTCATAATAATTCCTCAAAGGGAAGAGAGGGGGCTTTTACACCCCCTCACTTTATTAATCGTGCTCAGGCTCGTAGGACTTGTGCTTTGATGGCTCAGTCCCCTTAGCGGCAGTGGAAAGTGGGTGCATGTTTGCACCGATTTCGCCGCCATGCTTGCGTGCCTTACGGTCAGCACGGTGTTTAGCATGTTCACCATGCATTGCATGCTCTGGGTGAACGTGACCACCACGCTTGCGCTTGGCGCGGTGCTCTGCCTTTGGATGCTCATGGTGATGCTCTTTGTGCTTAGCATTGTGATGAGCTACGTGCCCACCATGCTTGCGCTTCGTGCGACCACCATGCTTACGCTCTTCAGCTTCATGTTCCGTAGGCGAATCTTTGCCTGCGTACACGTCGCGGACGGCTTCGTCGGCATACTTCTCGCCGTGCGTTCCGTCCTGTTCAGACTTACCCTTAAATGCCTTCATGGCCTAGTTCCTTAAAAATTGTAGTACTGGGTCAAGCCAAACAAGCCAGTTGCTGACTGGACATTGTAAGCCTGTGGGATCTGGCGGAACACATACTTGTTCGTGCCAGTGGACGGCGTAAGATTGACACCTGAAGCATTAGCAAGGTCAATCGTGCCACGGACATCGCCCGTTGTAGCGGACGGTGTAGTACGGTCAGCAGGTAAGAACCCGTTTGCAGCGAAACCCGTGTTAACCGATGGCGTCGTTTGAGAGTTACCAGAGTTAACAACAACTTCTGCAGCAGTATCCGAGCGAATCGGAAGACCAACGATTGCAGTCGTACCAACGGAATAAGCGTGGGTTGTATCAGCCGTGCCGCCCGAAAGCACCACAGACTTGATATACTTAAACGCCTTCTTACCGTTAACAGCGTTACCTGCCGAAATCGTAATGGCTTCCGACATTGGATACCCGTAGACATCGTAGCCGTTAACCGTTGCGGTTGCGTAGGTAGCACTTGCTGCGGCAGTAACGCTTACAGCGCGACCAACCATAGCCATTGGGTTCCACAGCCAAATAGAAGGTGACTGTATGTTAGTCGGGATAGCGCAAGATTGCACGGTTGGATAAGCCAAAGTGACCGTTCCAGACGTGAAAGTTACGTTCTGACTTAGCTGATAAGTACCAGTTTGTCCGTTACCAACCGTTGATGACGTTCCTGTCGTCGTAATCTGAGAACCGATATAGACGCCAGAAGATGCACCAAGAGTTCCACCCGTTACCGTCGTAGACGATGAAAGGAGAACCATGCCGGGTCCGATTGGCATGCCACTGTTTGCCGTAACTGTCAGGATACCATTCGTCGCCGAGGCAGTAACCGAAGCATAAGCATCAAGTGCAAGAACCGTATCCGTAGCGCCCGTATCCGACCGCGTAAACGTAGACGAATAATAGACACCAGTGGTCGCGGAGTTAGTCGTAACGAGTGAAAGAGTTGCACTCGTAGGGTTTGCCGAAGCAACAATAGCTGCTGCAGCGTTTGTATATGGGACGCCAGTGAACGAAACAATGTCACTGAAGCCATACCACCCGAAGTCCTGTGCCGATTGCGCTTCACCGGGAAGATAGGTGAATGGAAGGCGCGGATCAAGGATGCCGCCCCCCGCATAAAATAGCGAGGAGCCTAAGTCAGGGTTATAGTCCGATGGTTGCGATGGGTTTTGCCCAAAAACAATCAATGGACCGGAGAATGCTGTATCAGACATATTGCCTTCTCCTGTCGATTACGAGGTTGGGAACGAGCCGTAGATCGCGCGCCAGTTGTAGTAACCAAACGAGTAACGCTCGTAACCCTTAACAAGCAGGTTATCAGTCACAAAATCGACTTGCATGTCGGTCTCAAACTTGATGCGTTCCATATACGCCAAGCCATCGATGTTGGTAAGCAAGAACCAAGCATAAGCCGAGGTCAAGAAGTCGTTGACCATATAGCCTTCGCTAAGTCCGCCTGCCGTCATCATGATCGCATTGACGTCGTTGTCTGCAGTGCCCGGACGCAATTCAGTCTTCGTGAGACGGATTGCAACTGGTTCCAACTGCGGAGGAACGATTAGTTTGCGGCCACGAGCAAAGATTTTCAGACCAGCTTGATCCTTGAAGTTCGTGCGGACTGCAATCATTGCATTCAGCAAGGTAGCTTCGTTCAAGTCGACCTGAGTCGTTGGCGTGTTAGCAACTGTACCACCGTCGATTGGATGCGCCGTGGAGCAAAGTGCTACACCGTCACCGCCAACTGCTGCGTTGTACGTCGTTGCCGTATTAAGAATGTTCGCGCCATAAATTTCTTTGGTCTGCTGGAAAGATTCCACGAGGCCAAGGTTGGATGGCATGAACTGGGTCTTGTAAAGGTTATCGTCAATCGCCTTGCGGGTGATTGCGTAACCCAGAGCAATTTCAGTGTGCTCTTGGTTCCACACGAAGCGTTCGCCAGCATTGGAATCAAAAGCGGTCTGGCCGCCTTCGGTCTTAAGCTGTGCGAGGCCGAGGTAACGCATTTCAGCGGTACGCTCGAGAGCCATCTTTGACTCATGCTTCGTAAAGATTTTGTCGTACTGAGATGAAATCATCTCGTACTTGCCTTCTACCCCACGTAGGCCGGGAAGGAGAAGGTCTCTGATCTGACTAAGATTAACAGCCATAACACCTTACTCCTTAGCTGATGCCAGTTGGGCCAGCACCGTTCGTGCGCCAGACTTCGTTATTGAAGCCAACGATCACGTTGCAGTACTGCGAGGTTGGGTCGCCGCCGTTTTGGACGCCGACGTTGTAGTCCACGATGATGAATGGGTAAGTAACCGTCGTACCAACTGCCGAGAGATAAGCACCCGAACGGCCTGTCGACGTATTGCCCGTGCCAATGGTGAACTGAGCATATTGGCCCTGAACGCCAGAAGTCTGCGTGGAAAGCGTACCCGTGATTGGGAACGCGGTCGTGCTTGTTTGCACAATGAAACGAGCATTCGGATCATCGATAACATAAGCTTCAACGTCACCCGTTGCGCCCGAACCCGGCCAATAAGAAGACCAGACCGTGCGGCCAAGTGATGTGTTTAGATATTTGCAGCCAACGAAAATACCCGCGATAGCGGTCGAGCCTGCAGCAGCCTGAACGATGTAACCGTTTGCAGTGCTGACTGCTGGCATTACTGGGTCGCCAGTGTAGATAGCACCTGAGCTTGACGCAATACGACGGGTGGATTGAGCGAACGTCGGAGCGCCGCCTGCACCACCCTGATACTGCGTAAAGCCAAAATACGCTTGCGTATTAGCCATAGCAATTTTTCCTGAGTGATGAGGTTACTATGCGCCAAGCACTGTTAACCCCGACAAGATAACCCGCCTCCCACAGGGCAGGTTAGAGGCCGTCCTTATTCATTAGGAACAGGCATAGCCTCGTAAGATTTTTTCACCTGTGGCCGAACCCGGGCGTCATCGCGCGGTAAAGTTCCATCAGGCGTTGCACTAAGCTGCGCTTCTTTAGAGCGAACTTGGTTTCTTGCACGACGCAATTCTATAGATTTTGCTTCATCTGTCAACTCTTTAGGGCGTTCCATTAAAATCATGCCGTCACGCTCAATCGTGGCATAATTTCCCGTTGGCATCATAGCCTTATGGCGAGCATCTCGCGTTGTGGGAACAGGCGTCCAACCAGCATCCGCCAAACGGATCTGATATGATGGATCTTCTTGATTATAAATGGTTTTCCGCTTCCATTCATACGACCAACCTTCAGGAACAATGCTTGGATCGATGAAGTATTGGTCCGTATTCTCCAAATCCAAGCCCTGACGGTGAGCACGGATCTCAGCAGTACGTTTTGCTGCACGTTCTGCGGGGCTTTCTTGCCGGATGTCCGACCGAATGTCTGGGCGGATGTCTGAAGTTGACTTTTTAGACGTGAGTTTAGGTAAATTCTCAGCCATGTGGCTCTCCTATCAGTTAATTTTGCCTTCGCGCTTTAACGCGACCATGTTTTTGGCGTAATCTTCAGGCGACATGCCCATCATTGACGCCATTTCACGCATTTCTGCGCTTAACCGCACCACTTGTGACTTGCTTGGGGTGCCAGCGGCTGTACGGGTCGTTGGTGCGGCGGCTGGGGCAGTTCTTTTCTGAACAGGCGCGGCGGCGGCAGATAAGTTAACATCTTCACCGTCATCAACATGCGTTTGTGGCGCCCGCTTGAAGCCTAATTGATGCTCAATGGCGTCAAAATAGGAATCCGAGTCAACGATGTGGCCATCAGCCATCGCAATATTATGTGCCCCAACCATCTTTTGGTACATACGTTGGTCCGTAATGCACTGAGGATGCGACCGAATCCATGCCGCAGACCGTGGTGACAGCGTAGATGCTACACGTTCTACTGGGTCGCTAATCTGCGGTGCTGCTGATTGAGGGTTTGCAAGCTTTTCTTCAAGGGCTGACTTGCCATTTTGTAACTGCAATAACTTAGCAGCATTTAATGACATAGTTTCTTGGATCTGGGCTGCTGTATCGTAATCACCAGCAGTCATCGCTTCCCTAAAGTTAGACTTTAAGTAATCAGATTCACGTTTAATCTTATCAATTGCCCCAGTAATAAGGTGAAGATTGCTATCTTGCACCTCTGCGGCAGCTCTTGTAGCCGTTTGTTGAGCTTGTTGGGCGCGAGTTTCAGCCTCAAACCGAAGCTTCTTTTCCATTTCAAGACGTGATTTTAACTCAGCAATGCCTTCTTCCGGCGTTTGGGAGTCATTATCCGCAACTTTTGTTTCCGTTTTGTTCTCTTCAGTAGCATCATCAAGAACGGTGATGTTATCGTCTGCCTGTTCCATATTATATCCTCTTACCAAACTGCATCAGGTGCCGGAATGCGGCCACGGATGTCGATGTCACGCAAAACGCGGCACTGGACGCCATGCACGTTCATGGACCAGCCATCAGATGGGCGATAAAACACCCAGTCATTGACGTTAACTTCAACGCCCTTGAACCAATCCTGTTCTTCGTCGATGAAAGCTAATGGACCCTTTTTGACAACAAGGCCGACTTTGCCCTGATACTTGTCTTCCTCAACGTACTTATCCGTTAAGTGAATGCCGCTTTTGGTCTTATTTGGGCGAACATATGTTGCAATTAAAACATGCGTGTTAAACACTTCAATGTCGCTAATGTCGCCAAGTTCTTTAAGAATAGATTCCTTTGGGTCTACGTCATGATGCATGCGCGTATATGGCATCGTTATCCTCTTTCGCCTGATTGAATATTGCTGTCTGCTTCAGACATGAGTTCTTTGGCTTTCTGCAAGCCGCGAATCATGCCAACTCTAAGTTTGTAATCTTTAATGTCGTCCACATTGCCATTGGCAAGAATAGCAAGCTCGTCGGCAATCGCCTCATCTATGAGGCGTCCGATTTCATACTCAAGGAGGCTGCTATATGTTTGTACCATGCGGCTTTTATACACACCGCATGGTATCTATTCCTATAAGGACGTAGACTTTTAGACGGGTTATTCTAGCCCGTAAGCCTTAATCTTCTCAAGACGGCCCAATCCGCCACCCGCAGCGTTATCAATAACGTGCTTGGTTTTCATGCCTGCAGGGATTTCTCCACCATGCTTGCGGCCAATTGGCGGCATTCCCGGACGGCCAGCACCCATTGGAGGCATTGGCATTCCGCCACCCATAGGGGCGCCCATTGGCATACCTTGTGGAGGCATACCCATTGGAGGCATTTGTGGGCGTGGTGGTGGAGGAGGAAGAATTGCTGGGCCACCCATTGGAGGCATAGCTGGAGGCATATTGTCTCCCGCGCCATGAGGATGGATCATGATGTTAATGTTGGTCTTACCCTTAGCAGCACCGCCGCGCTTGCGGGCAATGCGGCCACCATCAACACCCGGAACATCATGTGGATAGCCCTTGCGGACAAAAAGCTCGCGGCCAGCTTCACCACCATCTGCATGATGCATGCGCTTCAAGGTTTCTGCCAAGTGAGCCTTCTTAGCTAACTTAGGATTCTTGCTATGCGCAGCCTTTTCAAGCTTCTTGGCTGGGATCTTTTCGCCTTCTGGAACATGCAATGCACGGTGTAGCGAACCCTTGTGCTTGATAGCGCCTTGGATCCACTTGGTTGATCCGCCAGAAGCCTTCTTAGATTTGGCTTCACCACCCCAGCAATGCTCATCACGCTTCATGGCAGATGACTTAATCATCTTCTTAATGAGTGCCTTATCTTCCGCCTCATCTGGGTGAGCAGCACCGCCCTTAGCATGATGTGCAGAAACTTTACCACCACGCTTTTCCGTAATAATTGGAGCATTACGCTTTACAATATTTGCTTTATCAGCAGGGCGTGGCGTAGGCATTGGGATGCGCTCTGGTAGGCCGCGTCCCTTCATTCCCTGTTCAATCTGGTCCTGACGGATCAAATCACCAACGGCGTCGCCATCTGCGTGATGTTCACGGCCCTTAATCTTGCCACCTTTACGCATCATTGGCTTGCCTGCCATGCCCGGCGCAATGCCAACTGGTGGGCGAGCAATCATTGGGCGCATTGGGCGCATGCCGCGCATTGGGCGACCTGCAAGTGGCATATTTGCAATTGGTGCATCACCGATAGCGCCAGCCATAGCCTTATGAGCACGACCGCCGCGCTTCATGCCGCCTTCATGCTTTACGCCGTCGCGAAGGTCATTTGCCTTCTTCTGGTCGCGGTTAATCCAACGATCAACTGGTGGCATAGCCTTGCCGCCATCCTTGCGAGCCTTGCGATCCGCGCGCTTTTTGGCATGAGCACCTGCAACTTTGCCGCCAGACTTATACTGACGCGGGCTAACGGGGCGCATGCCCGTTTGCTTGTCAGCATCAAGCATTTCGGCTGGTTCCCAAGAAGCTGATGCCGTCTTGGTATAAGGCTCACCAGCTTTAATGCCTTTTAGGCGGGTTTCGGCTGCATCTTTGGCGGCCTTACGATACTCATGCATAAGTTTGCTCCATAACTGCGCGTCCGCAGGTTTAATAAGAGAATATTAGCCTATTTACGGGTTTTGTACAATAGATGTTCATGCTTTGTTTCCTTTAACAAACCGCAAAGAATTTGCTATTGCATTATTACCGTGAACTGATCCACCTGTAGCTAAAAATCTAGTTAAATACGGGTTTTGGTACGTAGATGCTCCATAACCTTTGGCCCCATATGACTCGTATGCACCCGGTTCAACGGGAATTAATGGTTTACCAGTAGAACCAAGAACTATTGGCACAAACGCGGTTGAAGGCGTAGTTTTTCCAGAAGTGTCGCCGCTTCCTGTTGGTTGTACCGTATCTTTACTACCCTTGATAGTAGTATCGGTTGTCCCGCCAGAAATGCCGCCCGTTGTGTCGGTTGTTTTTAATGCCCCGACGTTGCTTCCGCCTAAATCGGCATAAGCTTGTGTCCCAATTTTTACAAACGGGTTCATTAATTCTTCAAGGCCCGTATTAATTACGCTGCCCAATGTGGGAACCATAGTTACAGAACCATCAGGGTTAACCCTAGGAACCATAACTTGTGGCGTAGTTTGACCCACGGATATTTCACCCGACTTTGTAGTTGGGCCAAGTTTTAATCCATATTTCTCAAATGCATATTTGTTAAAGTCGGCGATTAAACCCGGATCTTCTGAACCCCAACCGGGCTGATTCATTAAATCCCTATATACATCATCTGGGTTGGTCCCAGTGTCACTTGCAGCTTTCTTAACAACATCAACTGTAGCGCTATCTCCGCCCGTCGCTTTGGGGACAATAGGATTTCCACTTGTATCAGTTATGCCTAAATCTGCAGGCCGAGCTATTGGCAAAGGGACATTTGTACCACCTAAAGTTGCTATTGCATCCGCCGTTCCTTTGGGCGGTGTATAGCTATAAATACTTTGATTCCCTGTGGGACTAGTGGAATCTAATGCTTTTCCAACAACATCTGTAATTCCATATCCATCAGAGGGATTTCTGCCAAACTGATTAACGTACCTCAATGCCGCGCCAACATCGGCAGGCTCACCTCCGCCAGTAAATGTGCCACTTTGTAAAATAGGCGTGCCAAATGTCGTGACGGTTGGTCCTCCCGCAGCAACAGACGCGTCCGCTGCGGCGTTAAGAGCAGCATTTTCTGCATCCGCTGCTTGACTAGCTAATTGAAACTTGGCTGCTTCTGCCGTTGCCCGATCTGACGGATCTACACCGCCCCCCAACAAAGGCGTGTTTGTACCGTAAGGTTTAGCAACTTGAGTATTTACAATACTTGCTGGTGCATTGGGATCAAATGATCCTACAACCTCAGGAGTTGTTACATTTACCGCTTCAGTAGGTGAAAAAAAAGCATTACCTACAGATTCAAGAACTTTGTCATACCAAGCTTTGCCGCTAGTGTCCCCGCCAGTGGTGTCTGGTTTAGGGGCCGTGTCAGTCGTTCCGCCTGTAGTATCTGACGAGTCTTGGCCTGTAGTATCTGACGAGTCTTGGCTTGCAGCCGCAGCCGCAGCCGCAGCATCCGCTGAAGCTTGTTCAGATTGAGAAACACTATCAGCTCGGACATTATCGCCGCTGCTACTATCTGAGCTGCTTGTATCTTTGGTTTCACTGTCTTTGGTGTCGCCTTCATCAAACTCAATAAGGCCCGTTCTTGGGTTTATTTTCCCAGAACCACCTCGCTTCTTTAACAATGCAGCTTCACGAGGATTAATATGGGCAAGGATAGTGTCATCACCACGGCCTAATGACTGTGCAATGCGTAAGGCATTTTTAATGCTTTTATTCATAACAAACCTGCTTGCTTTTTAAAGTAACTAATGTTATATTTTGCATACGGCGCAAAAGGAGATTAATATGGCACTTTGGTTTATTACAGACGATGGACGCGAAGTTCATAAGCCACCTTACAATAAAGCCGAACAAATGGCTATTTACAAAAGAATGGCTGATGGGCCAAAAGTTATTGTGAAACATTCTGCCCCCCATTCTGAGAAGTGGCCCCTCCCAAAATTGCAGCGCCTGCAACAGCCGGGAGAACAGAACCGTTCTTAAGTGCTTTTTCAAGCCTACCAATCCAACCCGGCCCTTGGCTGATAATGCGGCGCGCATTTTGTATATCTATGCGTGTAACTCCCCATTTATTTTTCCAATCTTCGTCTCTTTCCAAACGATTTAATGCATTTTGCGGAATATATGGGTTGTTATCAAATGCCGCCCTTGCTTCAGGAGTGACATTTACCGCATCTAACATTTTTCGTGTGGCAGAGCCGGATCCAATGCCTTGTTGCCATTCGTCAACAAAATCTTGGTAAACACTATCAATTTTTACACGTTGTGCAGATTTTGCTTGGGGAGCTGCGGCTAATACGTCTTGAGCAACTTTTTTAGCACTTGCCATAGGATCAGAAGGCAAAGGCGCGCCTGAAAGAGTTGGCCCAATAGGTTGTGTATACCCTTTCCCAAATTCATTAGGCTCAGGATAAAACCGTGTAATTGTTAATCCTTGCCCAGTATCACTTGCATCCGGCAAACCATGACGGGATGCTACAGCATTTACACGTTGAATTTCTTCTGGTGTAGCCTTTCTGTCCATTGGTAAATATAAACTATTTGCCTCACTCCCCGGGGCAACGGCTTGAACTTTATGAGCAGCTCCCGCCATTTGAGCATCAATATAAGGCCGAACAGATTCTGCCGCAGTAAGCATTGCAATATCATGAGGCGGTAATTCGTGCGCCCCCGTGGAAGAAGTTTGGAAGCTAACAAGAGGACGCGCAACTTCGCCGGGATTAAATTCTGTTACTCCCCCCGGAGGGGTATACATTCCTGTCATTTTTGTTGTGGGTAATACACGGGCGGCAACCCCAGTATCACCTAATCGCAATCCACCATAGATTGCATCGCGCGCACCCGGAGCATTGGCCCATGTACTACGAGGGTCAGCAGCAAAAACTTCTTTTTCTTCTTGTGTTGCATTAATTGAACCGGGCAAATGTCCTGTTCCGGCACCCGGCTGAGCTTCGTAAGTTGCAAAAGCGGTATGTTTAGGGAAATAATCAGCAATTGTATTTTTGGCTATATCATATGCATCTTCATAAGCCATTGTACGTGCAGTTTCAGGATCTATTCCTTTATCTGTATATTTTTTAATTAAATTAGGCCGTTGGTCTAATATGTCATTAGCTTTTTGCCTTACCCAAGGGGCAGCTTGAATTTTTTCACCCGTCCAATTTGATATGTTGCCAAGATTTTCTTGGTTGGCCCGATCAATGGCAAGAGCCGTTTCATAATCCATAAAACCATGTTGCGCAGCAGTAAGTGCGTTACGTTGTGCTTCGCCACCCGGTTCAGTATAGCCCCATTCACGAGCATACCTAAAGTCATTTACACCTGTTGCGCCCGGGGGTATTGGTTGGTCTGGATTAATTTTACGTGCGTATTCACCTGTCTTTGCACCTAATTGATACAAACTAGGATCATTTGCTGCAATTGCTGCCAAATGAGCTTCATGTTGTGCAGGTCGGGCCGATTTTACGGGCATTCCCATTAACGATGCATTGTTTTCTTTTAATGCAAAGCCAAGCTCACTTTCGGGGCTAACACCAGCAGACCATTGAGCTTCTTGATTCGCCATCCATAAATTGTCTTTGGGGTTGTCCCCTGTAACTGTGCGTACAGCATCTCTATAACGGTCATACCAATCCGCCCCACGAGGATCTTGACGAACATTTGCATCAAATTGATTGCGTTGTTTTATTAAATCTTCTGGTGATTGCACTTCTCTAGGGCCGCCAACATAATAACTTTGTGAGCTTTCAGGGGCTTGAATTAAATGAGGTTCTGATTTTGCTGTTTTGATAGCATCTTCAACTGTCATGTTACGGATATTAGGCAATTGAGTTGCTTTTCCCACTGGCCCCATGCCCGAACGCAATATTGCACCTTCACCCGCGCCAGAAAGAGCGCTTGTTCCGGCACCGAGTCCCAATAGACTGCTAGCCAGTTTCATTGCGGCATACTGTTGCTGCTCGGGGTCAAGCTCGCCACGATAAACTTGGCCAAAAGGCGCTATTGTATCGTCGTAAAGTCCTTGCGCGGCATTTTCAACAAATTTTGCCGTTGTTTGTAAAGCTTCTTTTTTGCCTTGCGGCGTAAATCTTTTTTGCAAAGTTTTAGTAATTGGTGTTGGCGCTTGCGTAGTTATATTTTGGTAAATTTGTTTTGGCAAACCAGTTAAATAATCATGAACACTTGCACCAGCTTGGCGCATATAATCGCCGTATGATGGTGTTACATCGCTATCGTAAACTAAATTGCTAGGTTGTTGCGCAATTCTTATTGCGTCGTTAACGTCTGAATCGTCTGTAAAGTCAACCATGTTTTACCTACTGTATAACGCCACGAGGATTAGGTGTAATGGTTGGTTCATTGCCTTCAAGACGCTCTAACATACCCGGATCAATCAATTGACGAGCAATATTAAGACCTTGTGGGTTACGTGCCATCTCTTCTGCAAACTTCATGGCAGCAAGACGCTCACGGCTTTCACGATCACGCTTGCGGTTCATGGCATCTAACTGAGAATCATTATTTTTTTGCTGAATTTCAGCCAATTGGATCTGATCTTCAGTGGACATACCTTGCTGTCCGCCCGCTTTGCTCTGCATTTCAGCAGTTTTAGCTTGGGCTTCCATCATTTTAGACTGCGCTGTTATCATTGCAGCCTGTCCCGCCATCGCAGCCGCTTGCGCTTGTGGGTCTGGAGGCGCAGGTTGGTTCTGAATATCCCGCAGCAATGCACTTGGGTTAGCCCAGCCAAGGGTAAGCAGTGCTTCACGGTTAACTGCATCCAAGTTGTACAGGTCAGGCGCCTGTGTAGCCAACTGAATGAGGGCCGTAACCTTCATGA